GAAATAAGGAAATAATAGAACGCTAATATAAGCAATAATATGAATATAGATGAAGAATTAATTGCTACAATGAAAAAAACTATTAAAGCTATTGTTATGAATAGCGAAAACATTGTAAAATATTTAGATTTATATAATTATCCTATTGATCTTTATGAAACCATGGATGAATATATTTTAGATAAATATAATTATGAATTATTTGGGAGAAATGTGTTTTGGAAAGAATTTGAAACTATTGGTCTTAAAGAAATTCATAATTTTATACCTAGCATTATAAATATATCACATTGTTATAGTAATTATTATGATGTTATTGGTTGGATTCAAAATGGAGAATATTACAAATTAATAAGTTTGTATGCTTTGAGCACTGCATATAATATTATAAAAACTAATATTACAACGATTAAAATGACTTGGTTCAACAATGATGCCATGCATTATGAAACGGGCAAATAATATTTCTAATTTTGTAAAAATAGATATATTTTATAAAAAAACAAAAATAAACTAGTTATTATTAATTATATAAATTTATAAATTATATAATAAATTTATATAGTATTTATAATATAAAAATGACAACAACTAATAATTTGTATAATGTAACTTTACATAATTTTGAGAATCATAATAATATCAATAATTCAATAGCAAATAGAAATTTTCCATCAAATAATTTAGGAATGAATTTTTCATTTAGACCAGTAAATACAAAATACACTTTAATGCCTACATATAATCAAGTGACTCAATCAACAGTTCCTATAAATAGTAATGTATTATATGATGTAAGTAATACATTTTTTCCAGGAACCAGAAAACCGCATTTTCACGGTTTTGCTACAAATGTTGATAAAGAATCTACTTTAAGAAATCAATTTTTTGCTTTGCAAAAAGCAGATCAAGTTGCCTATCTTCCAAATAGTTCTAGCGATTTATACGAAAATAATATTAATTATATAACACAAAATAATAATTTAGATGCACACTTATTATTTAAAGAAGAAAGTTTTAATGATTTTAATCCAAATATATCAGATTCTATTGGAAATGAAATATTTTATAACTCAACACGAGTTCAATTAAAAAATTTAAAATAAAGTTTATTATAATACTAAGTTAAGTATGGAACAAAATAATAAAAATAAAAATAAAAACAAAAATAAGAACACAAAGCAATATAATGTAATTGCTATTGATTTAGAGCAAAAAGAAGTAAAAGAAGTAAAAGAAGTAAAAGAAGTAAAAGAAGTAAAAGAAGTTAAACCTATTGAATCATTTATAAACAATATAGATTTGCTATATTTAACAAATCAGGTTCAATATGCCAAAACAAACAAGTTAGAAAATTTATTAAGTAATAATAGTTTATTGAAAGAAATTTTTGATAATTTAGAAGACAATATTAATTTATATAAAGAACAAATAATAAAATACAATAATTCTACTTTAGAAAAACTATTGACTGGTAACACTAATGAGACTAATAATAACACTAATAGTACCATTAATGAAAAATATAAAATGTATTATTTGTTATATGTATTAAATTTAATACTACATTTAAAAGAAAAAAAAATGAAGAATATAATAAAAGAAGAATTAAAAGAGTATTCAAACAGCAGTTTAAATAATCAAAATGTTGGTGATTTTAATATAACAACTGAAACTATTAATTGTATGTGTCCAAGTGATACTTCAAAAAAAATACAAAATTTAGATTTATTTGTTGTTCGAAAATCTAATAAATATAATAAAAAAATACTTCCACAAAAAAGGGAATAAATTTTTTTATAATTATATATTAATTAGTAAAGTTATAATTATAATGATTAATATTAAAAATAATAAATATAAACATTTAACAAGAGCAAAAAAATTATTACCAAAAACATTTAGAAAAATACCAATAAAAGCGCGTTTATATAGAGAGAAACAAAGAACAACTCGTAAATTTAATAAACTTAAATGTTCGCCATATCAAACAAAAAATTTGGATCAAGAGTTAAAAGATTTTACTTGTTATTCGAGGAGTAATTTACAATTATTTAAAAATGTATGGAATGCTAATAACAGTGATAAAATAGTGACAAATAATAGCAAAGAAATATGGGAATATTTTAAGAATAAACTTGATAAACAATGTTATGACGAATTGTGCTGGTTAAAAAATACTCCATTAAATAAAGTTCATAACAGTGAATTATTAGTAAAAGAAATATTTAAACCTTTTTCTCCGGAAAGATGGTCTACTAAACCTAATACTTGGTTGTCTAGTATAGATATAATTAAAATAATGAAGCAATATGAAAAATCTAATAGGAACTTTAAGTTTATAGGACCATCACCAATAGATTTTGACTCTAAAGAGTTGTTTTCAACGTGTGTATGGGAACAATTGTGTAATTTTAATTTAGAAGAACATATAAAAAAAAAATTTAGTAAAATAGGTGTAATATTTAATACTGATCCTCATAGTAAACCGGGGCAACATTGGATTTCGCTATTTTTAGACTTAGATAAAAAATTTATTTTTTATTTTGATAGTAATGGAAGTAAAACACCAAAGCAAATAAAAGTTTTAATTGACAGAATAGTGAATCAAGCACATAATTTAAATATTAAATTAATAGTTGATAATAATGAAGGTTTTACACATCAATATGGAGATGGACAATGTGGAATGTATACATTATATTTTATAATAGAACTATTACAAGAAAATAAAACATATAATTATTTTAAAACTACACGCATTACAGACGAGACTATGAGAGAATATAGGAAAAAATATTATAATGAGGCGCATATAAAATTGGGTTCACAATTTAATGATTAATTTTTAGTAATTAATGTTTTGTTTGTTCTTGTTCTTCGTGCTCTGCAATTAAATATGGACTAATAGTTTTAGTATTATTTGTTTTAGTCAAATCTAATTTAGTTAATATATATATTCACCACAAGGACCCTATCATAGACGTCGTGTCTTGATATAGTACTCAGGTTAAGCAGTGGTACGACCGGGTTACCACTCACTCTAAATCTTCTTCTTTTTGTATTATAATTTTTTTTCTCATTAGTCTATATTTTGTTCTTCTTGGCATTTTATAATATATAAAAACTATTTTATTTTTATATAATATGAAATTATAACTACTAAATTCTCTCTAAATTTAACTTTAAAACTGTATTATGCAAAATAGTAGTGATTATTTTATCCTTCAAACGGTTTCAAACCGGGTATGTGCCAATATCTACCACCAGGTAACAAATCTGCTAAAGACTCTACAGTAATTCTGCCGGCCTTAACTTCGGTAAATATGTGTTGTAAAAATTTTTTCTGTGTCATACCAAAATTATGTAACCATACGTTGTCTGATTTAGGAACATATACAGTTGCTCCCCTAAAATTAACTGGTTGATTTGATGGAACTCGTTGAAAATCTTTATAAAAAAAACCGGCTAATAAATATTGCCAACTTGTTTTGCTCGCCATCACCGCTGCTGCTAAATAAGTCCAATCTGGTCGCTTGCTCATCACATATCCATATTCTGTATTTTTAAACATCAGTCTATCAGAAAATTCTTGTGCTGTTAACGAGGTATCCTCTAAAATATTCTTAATAGCATGTTCAACTTTGAGTTTCATACCTTTATCATATGGAAAACTAATACCCATAAAATATGGCAATATATAAGCAAAACTCTCTACCAACCATCTGGATACTGCATTTGGATGTTTTTCAGTCATACCAGAAATTTCTTCGGCGCCAAATCTTGGTTTCATTGAAGTAGCTGCAAGTGTTGTAGGATACATACACTGCATTTGGAAAACATGCGTATATTCATGAGCCATATATGCAAATATATGTGTTAGAATGTATTCTTGTTTATCTTTATCTGGCCACTTCTTAAAATCAGGACCCGTGATAAAATCATAGTCTAAACCAGCAATATCAATATTCATAAAAAAACGCTTTTTACCAGCCTTTGTTTCATAAACTGAACAAATACCAGTACATTCTTCAACTAGAAGAAAAGGACTTTTTTCACCTTCAACGCCTATTTTCCAATCCTTATCCATTTGTTCATGTGTTGAATCACTTATCCTACGTGATACCTCAGAATATGGACTAAATTGATATTCTTTCCCATTAAAAACCACAGATATAAAGTTAAATGTTGAAATAGATGCTTTTATACCAAAATTATTCCATTCATCCTTGGTTAACTCAATTTTTAGGTCTTTTGTCATAGATGATAACTTTTCTTGTCCTATATTTGATAAGTTTTCTAATAAGAAATCTTCAAATTTCGAATTATTTATTTTAAAATTAAGATGTTCACTTGGTTTCGTTTTTATTGCCCATATTAGACGATTAGCCACTGGTGTTGATGCTACAACATGAGTTTCATATTTGCCTAAATTTTCTCCTAAATATTCATAGAATGTATGGATTTTTTTTAGTATTACAGACCAATCAACGCCAGGTACAAAGGGATATTCTTCTTTATGTGGTAAATCTATAAGTTCGGGCGACCTATCAGGTGAAAAGTTATTTTCTGCTTGTATTCTCAGGTCCGTAAGTGGTGTTCGATTTA